GTTTCACTCACACCAATAATTTCTTTTATTTTCATTAGTGATTTCTTTAATTTTGATCTTGCATCAGATCCTATATAACTTTCCACATCGGCGGCGTATTGAGGCTTAGCCTCTTTCATAGCTTCAATTCTTTTCACTTCATCAATTTGTTCACGAATAGTTTTAACCACAGATTCATAGTCATCAAAAAACTGTTGAGTTTTAGAACCACTCCCCACTTTATTTATCAATAAATTCTCTATCAGATCTGAAACAGCATCATATTCATTATATGGAACAGGCTCCCAGTATTTTCCGTATACAGTTCTTTCTTTTATAGGTGGTTTCCATTGTGGATATCCCCGAAGAAATTGTGGCGCTTCTGGATCAAAAACTAATTCCTTTTCCACGTTTAGTGGATGATAGTCAAACTTTCCTTTCTCATGACTTTTCCCTGCCGTTTCTTGGTGTAAGTAGTCTGGTAAATATCTTTGAATAATGGTCCCCTTTTTTTCTTCAACCAATTCTTGAATTTTCTTTACCCATTTCGATTCTTCCAATGGATCCACTAGGTATCCTAATAGTTTTCCTATTCCACCACCTTTTCCATAGCCGCGCGTCGACATCTGGTCCGCGGTCAACGGCGGAACGACATCATTCATTAAATCATATTTATTCATTACTGCATCTCCTCAGCCATAAGCTCTATTGTATCTTCCTCTATCGAACTATCTACCCCACCCTTTATTAGTCGGTATAAGTCCCACACCGTCAGTGCTCCAGCAGCTCCCAATCCAATTGGGCCTCCCAAAACGGACGTTCCTAAACGAGTAGCAGCTTTAGGGGCGATAGTCTTTAGAAGTTGTCCGGGGGCACCCTTTCTCCAGTCTGTCCAGTGAAGTTTCGCCAATTCCCACGGGTTCCTGATTAAGGATTTTTTCCAGTTGGCCAAACTGAAAGGACCTTTTTTACTCATCGTCAACGGAAACGCTTCCGCAATTATTTTTGCAATTTTCGGATTGCCGAATTTTCGCAAGAGGGCTCCAATGCCATACGCAGAGGCCCATCCAACAGGTAATCCTAGACCCAGTCCGGCGCCCATTTCCGTGTACCAACGCTCGGGGCGTCCTGTCTGCGCACGCCATTCCTCGACGTTTTTATAATAATCTTCCATTGGGCCAAAAACAGTTTCATAGGTTCCTGGGGTAACGACGCCGTGCACTCCTGGAACATTTCCCTTAAGATATGATTCCCACCACGCCAGTTCATCCGGCACTAACTGTTTCCCCAACTCCTTCCATGTTTTTGCCTTGTCATAGCCGAAAGGGGGAACTTCCTTGTGTTCACGTCGCTGCTTCAGGATGTGTGGCTCGTCGGCCCACTGCTCTTCCGTAAAAGGTAATTCCTGGTAACCCCCCGTTTCAGGGTTCCAATAATAACGATCAGGAAAAGGAATGTAATCGCCGCCGTAATCCTTTCCGTGCTTCAACCTGTCAGCTTCTTTCCAGTATTTCTTTTGTTCCTCGTCTAACTGATCAAAGTCCCACCATCGCCCTTGAACCCAAATTGGGTTGGCTATATCGCCAAAATATTCAGGAGCTATATGTTTTGCGATAGGAACTACTAATTCACCTTCCTCGTTTATTAGATCTTCTAATTCACCATGCTTCCCACCATGTTTAAGCGCCGCGATTCCTCCCTTCGCGAATTCATGATCTTTTATTAATTTTATGTTTTTTAAAATTCTTTCAGTTGTTTCTTCATCAAAAGTATCTAACTGTCTTCCACTTCCTTTTATGTATTCACCTTCCCCAATCAATTTTCGGAGCTCTAATCCTTTTTCAGAACCATGGGAAGGATCAACTGCCGGCCTGTATCCTTCATCCAATAATCTTCTTATTTCTTGTATGGATGGCATATCAAATTCTCCGCTTTCATACGTGCTTTTTAAATCTGGTTCGCCGGATAAGAGGCCTCTTCCAGCCGGAACCCAATGAATGTCATCGCCTTTAACCATGGGGACTTGATTATAGACCTGAAACATTTCTCCTTTCTCAGGAAATAATTCTTCAGTTGGCGTTTCTTTCGGCAACGGTTTTGGCAAGTCATCTGGAAGGTCTTCACTAAAAACATTTTTAAACTGCTCATCGAATGTTTCACCGATCGGCGTTTCTGAAAATTTAGGTTGCTCTAATTCTGAATGCTTAATGAGCATGTCCGGAAGTATGTTCGAGCGCATATCCATCAGCTGATCATAATCCATCCATCCAAATATGTTTTCATCCTTATCAAGTTTTTCCATAATCGACTGCACGGCATCACTGCCTTTCAATCGTGCGGCAACATCCTTTAAATAAGGTTGATCTAAAATTTGCAATAAAGCACGGTCGAGCGAAAGCTCGCCTAATAAATCTTTTAAATATAATTTTTTAGCCACCTAATAATATTCCCTCTCTCCAATTTTAGTTTGTGACTCATCCTTAAAGTCATCCGTCAACGAAACATAATATCCTTGACGATACCGCATTAACGCTTGCGTCATTGAATCAACATAGTCGTCATAGTCACCAAAAGGAAACGCGGCACATTCCTCGATGACTTCTTCCGCAAAAGTTTTTTTGGGCGCCCATATGACCCCTGATTCAAACAGGGGAGCCACGCTATTTACCCTCGTATGTTTATCATTTCCTTTCGAGGGTGTAAAGTTTATAACAGGTATTCCCATCTTTTGCAACTCATGAGTTAAGGGTAGCCCAGACGCCTTGGCCTCGATCAAAATAACCTCGGGTTCCCAGTATTTATACTCCTCCATCGCCTTCTTTTTTAGCTCCGGAAAATTCCAGCGGTCCTTTTTTGCATCCAATAAAATCAAGGAATCACCTTTTCCATTGTCAGGACTGAATACACCCCACGTCGTAATAGCGGAATAGTCAGCCGTCTCCTTCTTACTGAAAGCAGTATCATAGGATTGTATAATGTATTTCAATTCAGGAATTTCTTTCTTCTCCCATGTCTTCCACCATTCACGTTTAATGAGCGCACCCTCCTCGGAGGTTGGTGCCTGCATCCATTGCGCCTGCCATTTGGTTAAAGGGATTGATGCTTTGACTTTCATCAATCCGTCCATGTCCCAAAAATTTCCCCACATCGGCTTATCCTTAATCACTGCAGGAAACTCGACAATCTCCCATTGGTCTGTGAGCTCATCTTTACCCTGGGCCTCGAGCAGCTTGCCGGTGAGATCCTTTACTGACCAACGCGTCATGACTAATACGATCGCGCCGCCAGGTTGAAGCCTTTGACGCGGACCGGATGTATACCATTCGTAATGTGATTCTAGAACCGTTGGCGAAAGAGCATCTTGTTCTGAATGTGGATCATCAATAATTAATAGATCCGCACCACGACCCGTAATCGCGCCACCAACACCAGCAGCGAAATATTCACCGCCGTGATTTGACTCCCAACGTCCTGCAGCCTTGGAATCAGCCGCGAGCGTGACTTCAGGAAAAATTTTTGCATAATCATCCGACTCCACCAAATTTTTCGTCTTACGACCAAATCGAATGGACAATTCACCCGTATGTGTTGTCTGTATCAGCTTTGCCTTTGGATGACGGCCCATGAAGAACGCCGGAAAGAGATGTGAGGCAAATTCCGACTTCGTATGCCTTGGAGGCATGTTGACAATGAGCCGTTTGAGCTCGCCACGCGCCACGCGGTTTAATTTTTCCGCATAAACTTTATGATGGTGTCCTTCAACAAAATCAGGCCAAATCTGTTTAACAAACGACAAAAAATCACCCTGTGCCTGTTCTTGCCTCTTTGAAAGCTCTCCCTTAAGAATAAGCTTTAACGTATTGGTGTCCAAAGACTCTAAATTTGCAAATGTTTCCATTTTTTTAAAATTTTTTTGACTAGGGTCCCTTTTAGCATATTTAAAATGAATTTTCAACATATTGTCACTCTCAAACAGTGTTCACCTTTTTTTAAAGCATGCTTTTTGTAAAAAGGGGGGGATGGGGGGTCTTAGGAGGTAGATGGAGGCGCGCCCCATAGACCGGGAGCGAGCTTGCGAGCGACACCCGGGCGCGACTTATCCACAGGATATCCACAGGTTATCCCGGTCGACTTATCCACAGGATATCCACAATTATTTACAGTTATCCACAACTATATTACCTTGAGCTATATCAATCTGAATATATAAATGTTATCTATAATAATCATCATTAATGATGGTAGAAATCGAGTTAGAATGAATAAATTGCAATTTGTAAGGAAAGTAAAGAACAATACCTTTGCTCTTACATTTGAGAATAAGAACAACGAAACAAAGAGAGTTCGTTGTGCTATTCTTGGTGATTTTATGAAGCATAAGCAACTAGACCCTAATCAACCTACTAAACAATACAATGGTCAATACATCTTACTTTATAATGTATTAACTAATCATTGGTTTGTTGTTAATACAGGTAAAGTGTTAGAGTTGAATATTCATAAACAACACAAAGCAATTAACAGATATGGGTTATTCAATGCCTAAAGGTAAAGAATTAATAACTGTTAATAATACTGACATTACTCCACTAATCACAGAATTAGTGGAGTATGTTAAAACACAAAAAGCCATTGAGGGTGTGGACTTGGAAGAATTGATTAAGATACCAAAAGCCACACACCCAGACTGGAAGATTATCTGTGGCGTATTATGTAATGCCATAGTCGAATGGTGTGCTATGAATAAAGAGGAAGGGGGAAAAGATTTATTAGTGCATTTACAAAATGATATTGGTTACATTTTGAAAAGACTAGGATTAACACCATAATAATTAAATACAGATAGTTGAAAAGGGCGATAGAAATATCGCCCTTTTTTTGTGCCTGAAGTATGACATCCTGAAGCTGCGATGCCTGGGAACTTCGTGTCAACTTGACATTCCGAACTTTTGTGCTAAGGGAGTTTTAGGGAGTTTGAAGAAAGACCGGCGCGCGCCCCGGGAACTTGTGGATAAGCTGTGGATAAAACCTTAATACTTTGTGTATAAGGGAGTTTGGGGAGTTTCACCCCAAATCCCTATCTTTAGCTCGTGTTTTGTTTAATGTCGACACACCGACTGAATAGCTATTGAAATCTACTTCTAGAAGTAGAGAAGCTTCTAACTGTCATTAACTCGGAGTGCTCACCACTCTACTTCTATTATCAATATAACATTTCCAACCCTAAATGTAAATACCCCAAGCGAAATAAATCTGTGGATAACTTTTCCGTTGACATCAGAAACCCGGCGCGCGCCCGGGGTAAACCAGCTCGCACGACCCAAGGCTTTTATCATTGGGCTAGTCTCTTAGGGAGTTTAGGGGAGTTTCACTAAAATGCGTATTGAATCAGCTTGTATCCTAGATACAATGCAATTCCTATCTTAAGGGGGACCAACAAGGTTAACATATGATCCATTCTATTTCTTTCCTCCTCTCATCGTGTGCCCGGGAATATACCACAAGACGCAGGTAAAGTCAATAGTTTTTTTATTGGTTTTCTGGGAGTTTTGGACTTGACATATGCCGTGCGAAACGCATCGGGCGCCCGGCCCGTTGCAGACTTATCCACAGGTTATCCCGGTCTTTGGGCAAATAACCCTTGACGGGAGTTTCGGAGTTTTGGGAATTTGTGAATTATCCTATCTATAAAGATGTAATTACAGGGATTCCCTCATACTCCTTACTGAAGTTAATTAGTTACTGTATCATCAACTTCATTCGTTTCGGCTATACGACCGAATTTATTTGCTCTATCGACATTCTCTCTCATTTGTGGCACTATGCCATTATAATGACCAAGAATTTCTCTCATAGCTTCAGCAGTTGTCTTTAATGTCTTATCAATATCACGCAAAACATCGATTAACCGCTGACATTGTTCATTATTCATAATTTACTCCTTTCTAGCTCTATTTCTAATGAACTATTATATATATAACACATTCTACCCCTAAAGTCAACCCCTAAATAAATAAATTGTGGATAACTTTTTATGAAGTAGAGCAAGGACTCTTAGATGTGGCTCCCAAAACTTCGCCAATTCGGACATATACCTACACTCTACTTCTATGGGTATATACTATGGGTATACAAGAAGTAATATAACACGTTCTGCCCCTAAAGTCAACGTATTTTTCGGGATAACCGAGAGCTTAGCAATTTTCAGGTTCCCGGCGCCCGGTTCGTGGTACACATGCAACGCATCTCAGTCATCATATTGGGTAAATGGCTGTTTTCAGGGAGTTTCGGAGTTTCAAATCTGTACCTGGGAAGGGAACCTAGGTGCCTGAAGCGTGAAGGAATAAAAAAATGGCTGATTTCCTTACTTTTTAGTCCGAAGGATGCCCGGCGCGCGCCCGGTGCCTTCACCAGCAAACTACATCTTGTGCCTCGAACCTTGGAATAATACCATATATGGGGAGTTTCGGAGTTTTAAGCATGTCCTGACATGTACCAGCGTCATCCCGGCCACTTATCCACAGGTTATTCACAAAATTATACACATTAAGGGGAGTTTTGTGGAGTTTCGCGCACCACGGCGCGTAAATCGAGGTCCGCGAGCCGTCCTTCATACAACCCGGGCACTAAATCGACGGTTTTTGACCGTAAATCGCGCATCACGGCGCTTGAAAACAATTTAACGTACCCTCCATCGAGGGCCGTGGCAAGGATAAAAACTGGTGCTCCTGCGCTTGAATAAGCAGTATTCCATGCGTCTTGAAACATTGAAATTTTTATCCTATTATTACTTTGTATTACTTTTAATTCTAATGTGAAGAATCCTGTATCCTTATGAAATACAAGACAATCTGGAAAACCTGGAGTGACGTAACTCTCGAGTCTTGAAACCAAATATCCCTTACGGCCAACCTCTAATAACTTTTTTAAATTCTTCCAAAGCAACGTCTCCGGCTTTACGGTCATACTTCTTTTTGTTCCTGAATATCTTCTGACGATACTTCGGTGACGTCCTTAATTCCTTCGCCATTGGATTTTTCTTCGACCGAAAGAATAGTTTGATTGCCTTCTTTTTTAAACTTTCCATCTAATCCCATCTCCTTTAATTGTTTTAAAACCTCATCACGAGACATTGAGTCAATACTTCCTGTCCTGATTTCCTTACGCTCAACGTACAATCCTGCGGCTTGACCCCGCAACCGCTCAGCGTTAACAGCAGCACTAAAAGACTTTTCTGCCAATGACTTCTCACGTAACCTAGCCAACTCCTGAACATGTTTATTTAATTTAACCTCATGTGTCTTCTCAATTTCAGCTCTCCTTTTTGTAATAGCTCTCACGACATTGGGAAAATTTCTGTTATTCAAAAGTTCAGAAGCCCTTACATTAGCACTTTCAGGCTTATACCCAGCTCTTCTAGCACATTCTGTAGGGGTAAGTCTACCCTCATTTTCAACAAATATATTAACAAAGGATTTCTGCCTTTCTGTCAACCCCTCACCATCTTTTGGATTTCTGAACGACATGTCTTTGGTATTGTTAATGGTATTGGCAATATCTTTCTTTGTCTTCATCTGTAACCCATTGATATATGTATATTTTTACTCATTTTTTAAACCTTTTTTCCTTTTTTTTCCTTGCGTCGTCTAGAGTCATAATACCTTCGTAATACCATGTTTATGTATATTATTCAATAACTTATCACAAAAGGTATTGTAGTATTGTCTATTTCCCGGTAAATAAAAAAAACATTTTATATTTTGCACTCAGATCACTATTATAATACCATTACGTTACGTTTAGCGTTTCTTTTAAACATAACATACCCTCTTTCCTTTAGGTTATTTAAATATCTATGAACCCCTGATTTTGACCTTAACCCACAAAGCTGCTTTAATTCTTCGTAGCTTGGAGAGTATTTATTTTTTTTAATAAACTTGCTTATTACATTAAGCATATCTTTTTGTCTCTTGGTAAGACCATAGTATTTT